TCTTCCACAATAGTCTGCATCTGCTGTTGCATCTGCTGCATTTGTTGTTGCATTTGTTGCTGCATCATTGGGTCCATCTGAGCCTGTTGCTGCATCTGCTGAATCTGTTGCTGCATCTGCGTAACTTCAGGATCTTGCTGTGCCATCTCACGCGCCTTGAGGTCAATGTGCTGGTAGATGTGGCCTTGTATAAGGCCCATCAATTGCTGCTGACCTGGAGGTGCGTTTTGTACCACGGGACTTTTAAGCAATAACAAGTGCGACTTAATGTGTGCATCATGATCTTGATCAGGAAAAGCCTGTGCAGGCTGTCCTTGCAAAAATGCAGCGTTCTCCATGCCAGGAGATGCAGGCTGTGGCTGCGGAGGAGGCGGTAGAAGCTGCTCAATCTGCTGGACACCCATTGCCTCATACATGCGGCGATACGCCTCATAAGTACCTTGAGGGCCATGTATTTCAGGGTTTGTCTGTACCATCTGCATCATCTCTTGAGCAAGCATAACGCGCTGGCTCATAGAGAATATATTGGGATCAGATACAGGAATGATGTCTATGCGATCATCAAAGTCCTGCGCCATCAACTGCTGCTGACCGCTGGCAATCATGTACGGGTAAGATTTTAAAGGAGAGTCCTTAATGACCCGTGCAAGTAGATTGAATTCAATACGCTGACTGTAGTGCATGCGCTTATGAATCGCGCTCATAACACGGCTACCCTTCTCTAGAAGAGCAATCGTGGTGCCTACAGGCGCTTGTTGATTACCATCACCAACCTGCATATCACCAACAGATGCAAACCTACGGCCTGCCTCTACCAACATACCTAGCAACTGCAACAAGGTTTGGCTTGGCTCTTTAAACGGTAACGGCATAAGCGCATCACGAAGTGATCCACCAGGCGCATCCATATCCCTAAACTCGCCAGGCTGAAGCGGTATATCGTTGTCACGAATCCGTATGCCTCTAGCCTTAAATCCTGCAGGCAAGTTAGCCAGCGTACCTGCATCGATCAACTGACGCAGGATAGAAGTAGATGCCTGAGACAATCCACCAATCATATGGGTCAAACCAAAGCCGTAGAACCCAACACCTGGCAAGAACTTGTAATGCACAAAGTAATCTATGCGCTTACGCATCATGTCGGCTTCTATATAGTTCCTACGAATAGAAAGAATAGTAGATTGCTTAGGTGACAGAGTGACGATGTACGGCAACTTAATGCCAGTCTCTTCGCCCATCTGGTCAACATCCTCATACCCTGGGATGTCTAGTTCAACGTGGACCTCAAGCAGTTCACACTCATAGTCATTTGAACTACCAGAAGGCTTAACGCCTTGTAACTCATCGATCTCTTCATCAATCTGATCAGTATCAGAATAGTCGTTGCCTGAGTCAGACATGCTGGTCTTTTTATAAAACCCAGCCTGCTGGAGCTTGCGAACTTGATTCATCGACATGTCAATTACATGCGTGATACGCACAGCATCATCCAAGCTTGTCGTGCCATAAGGCACAATTAACTTCTCAGATGGAATGAAGCGCGATACAGGACGGCCAAGTGACTGGTCAAAGTGGACCTTACGGAACGCACTACCAGACAAGGGTAAATAAAACAGCAGTTGGTCAGTCTCAGGATCGTATTCTTTCATCTCCTGAGTGATCATGTAGTTCATGTACTCTTGCACACGAGCAGCCTGCAGATCAGTCTGGGGTGTGCCCATACCAATAACATTGGTCTTTACAGGCCCACCAGCAGGTAACATCTCTTTGTAAGCTTGAGCTTGAAACTGTGTGACAGACTCAGCAAGAAGGGGGTGAATAACGCCAGAAGCACCGTCAAAAGGTTCTGTACGATTCTCAAACTTCATGCCAAGAAACTTAAGACCCTCAGTGTACTGGTCCATCCACTCTTTGCGTGAGGACTTATCATCATCGATGTCGCCCATCAGATTAGAGTAAATACGACCTAAATCTGTTTTATCTAGTTCTTCAGCAAGGTTTGCAGTAAACGGTAGCGGGATGTCTTCATCAAGATCATCTTCGCCAAAGACCATAGTGCCGTCTTCCAAGATAGACTCATCGCCATCCTCTATGCCATCAAACATCAGTTCATCTTCAGACTCATCTGATATAAGGATTTCTTTTGAGTTGTCTTCAATATCCAACTCATCAATGTCTATCTCATCTACGCCACGTTCAATTGCCATAACTTACTCTTCTGCGTACAGATTATTAAATATTCGATTAACATCCAGAGTGTAATCTAAATCAGACTTGCTGTAGTGAATATGCTGAGATGGTCTAAAGTCAGGCGCGCCCTCTCCCGTTTCAAACCAAGCTGGATGTGTAACCCTTACCCTGTTATTTGGCAAAGCTACTATATTTCCTGTCCACTCGCCAGCATCAAGTAACTCCATAACATGCGACTGCTTGTGCTGTGCAGGGTCATCAGCTATCTCGTTGTCAGTGTAATCCACTGTGAACATATATTTTGCAGGATAGAGGTTACCATCAATCTTCGCCAGCCAAGGACATGGCGTTGCTCGATCTAGAACGTAAACTGAGTGAGTGCGAGAAGAACAATCCCAAGGCTGGGCATCATGTACAGCCATAGGTTCTGGCCATTCTTGAAACGGAGTGTCGGCAACAAGAGCCGTGATAGGCATTCGCGCCCACATTGCACCACCGTGGATATTTGGTTCGTTCTCATCGTCATCCGATTCGCACCCAGTGAAGATAACTTGAAAACTCAGACATCTGGTAGGCATTGTAGTAACAGCAATGACCATGGCGTGTAGAAACTCACCATGATATCGCTCGTGATTAACTGTGTATTCCCTTCTTATCCAACACTTGAAGTGCGGGATGTTGCTTTGAAGGTAAGGCATTTTATTTTATCCCCACTTAGATTCCCATTTAGTGACCATGCCGCCTTTCTTAAACCCTTTAACAGCAGCACCTGATCTGCGTTTTACTGCAGCGGGGGAGTCTAGCATACCGCCGTTAGCTTTCTTAGCGGGTTTCTTAGGTTTGTCATCGTTTGAACCAACAGCAACAGTTATCGTTAATCCACCAGAGCCGCCAACTATTTCAGCCTTTGCTTTCTTAAGCTTATCTTTTTCTTTTAAATACTTTTCTGCTGCGCTTGTAGTGGAACTAGAGTCCTTAAAGTCACGAGTAGAAGATCTTGGCGTATTCTTTTGAACAGTCTTGCGCCTATTCTCAATTTCCCTAAGAGTCTTAGCTTTTTTATCAGCAGCTTCTTTGCCAGCCTTAGTAACATAAGTGTCGCCTTGCTTGACAGTTTTGCTACTACCAATTTTCTTTAATAAATCTATACCTGCTTGTATCTTACCCATTATCTCATCGCCCTTCCGTATCCACGGGTTGCCGCGCCTACACCACGAGGCTTGCGTGATACCGCACCGCCTTTAGCATAGCCTTTCTTTTTCATCATTCCGCCACCGGCTTTCTTAACAACTCTAGAAACCTTCTTAGGGTCATCAGTTTTAATGTCGGTATTAAACTTACCCTCATCCCTAAAGGTAAAAGTAGATTTGCCTGCTTTTCTTGCCTTGCTAAAAGCTTTATCAAAAGCAGCATCTCTTTCAGCCTTAGCGTCTGCTTTCTTTTGAGCAGCGGTTTTGCCAGGAGCCTTCCCAGTCCTAGCTTTTTTACGATCAGCTTGAGAGCCTTTCTTCCCCTCTGGAAGTTGGGATGCGCCGTACAACAGCGCACCGGCGGTTGCAGTTTTTACACCACCCTTAATCTGCTGTCTTTTATTTTGAACATCAATTACACCCTGGCCCATTAAATGAGATGTATCGCCAGCTTTATTCTGAACACGACCTAAAGATTTCGCGCCAGTCTTTGTCTTAGCATCATCAAAGTTAATGCCAAGGGCGCTTTGAATTTTTTTGCCAGTTTTTGAATTTGCGGCTTTTTTTACTAAATCTGTTTTTATACCCATTATCTCATCGCCCTTCCATATCCACGAGTAGCAACACCTACGCCTTTTGGTTTGGACTGCTTGCGTGATACCGCCCCACCTTTGGCATAACCTTTCTTCTTCATCATGCCGCCCATAGCTTTCTTAACAGGCTTTATCTTAAAAGCTTTGTCAAAGCCGCCAGCTTCTTCAATGGCAGTATCAAGATCAAAGTCACCAAACATTTCTTCCGATCTTGATTTTGCTTGAGCAGAAGTCTTTGATTTTTCAATGTAATCAAAAGCATTGTTGATTGACTTGCTTGGAGAATCTCCACCCCGCCTCTTTAAAGACGCAACCTCACCAGCGTCAGGATAGCTCATTGAATCTTTATACTGCTGACGCAAATCAGACTTGAACTTAGATGCGAGTTTAGTCGCGCCACTTACAACAGCTTTTATACCCATTATCTCATCGCCTTGCCGAAGCCGCGCTTCGCTACACCTACGCCACGAGGCTTAGTGGCCTTGCGTGATACGC